TCAAAATTAGCTAGTACACCCGAACCCACTGCAAAATCATTAATAGGCCAATGAATTGAGGGACAGACCGCATCAATACCACTTGGGTATTCATGATTGCTTAAAATCATTCGAGTCCTAGCAATGGCTTTAGCAGGAGTAAAATCCTCTACAACATCTAAAGAGTTTATTATCTCCTCAGTAGTATGAAGGGCTGAGGACTCTCCAAAGAAAGTGTTGCTGAAAGGACCCGCGCATACCGTAAAATCAAAGGTGGATGATTTGCCATTCCACAAACTTAACGCATCAAAATCAGACCACTCAGACTCTGAAAGAATTTGATTGTAGTTAGGGGGAAACTGCTGTGCTGAGGTATAGAATACATATCCGTTATCCAAATATAGGTCTGTGCTTATTGTTCCCGATAAGGTATACTCCTGAATGTACCTGAAGCTTTCGTCCACTACTTCACTAGGAACGCAGAACTTCGTTAACTGTCGTTTATAAAAATCTAAGAGATCTTGGGTTACTACACAATTTCTATAAAACTTTTCTTCTTCCCACGGAGGTATCCCAAAAACCCTCCCCCTGTATTCAAATTCAAAGTTAGGGTCTCTTAGCACCGCTAATGGGAGTGATGAAGGTGTCCAAGAAGCTCCAGTCCACCACCAATTTCCGAACTTATTAACAGGTCCGAAATAACCTTTCCCATCTCTTAAAATGTTAACTCGATAAGGCTCGTTTCTGAGGAAGAAAAGATAAGGGTATCTCTCAACAGCGGCTTTAAGAATATGATCTACAGCAAACCTAATATTCTGGTCATTGCTAGTTCCATCAAAATCTTGAATACCTAATTGATTTGCTACAGCAGAGTTATAGCCATCATTCCCACCCATATCAAAAATATCAGTTTCAGTCTTTAGAAGATAATAAAGTATGTTGGGGATGTAGGACTCATATAGTTCTGTTATGGCTGAACTTACATCAATAGGGTTTTGAACAATGATAGTATTCATTGCATCTATTAACCCTTGCTTCGTGCCCTTCTTTTTGTATAACCGCATTGCATTTTGAATTTGGTTTCTCCAAGAAGCAGGGTCATTACCGTATAGCGTCCAGCCCAATAAATTAGCTAGATATGGTAAAAATTCTTGGGGGCAATCCTGTATGGAACCAAGTGTCTCAATCTCTTCCATCTGGTTATCCAGGTCTCTAAGGGTGTATGAGAGTGCCCTCAGGAACTTATGGAAGGGTCCTGCAACCTCTGTGGTTTGAAGCTTAGTGTCAGCCCCTATAAAGTTTTCAATCGCATCCTTTACTGTCTCATCCTCTCTGTCAATGTAAAGAGGAGAGTAGATTACATCAATTAAAGTTTTTAATTTATCTAAACTCTGTGTTCCGCTAGTGTAGGTTCCTGTTCCTGATAGGAACTTTGTAGGTAAGAACCCCGCATCCACATCTCTAAAGGTAGCATAATTATCCCAGATGTATTGCTGATAATCTTTTAAAGCATCGTTAATTAAGTATGATTTACCGTAATAAAAGTTATCTACAATAGCATTAGTAACCAGTGCGGAGGGGCTTTCTAAAGTAGCACTTGTATTCAGGAAGTATAACCAACTTAAATTAGAGATAAGGTATTCATGCGTAGCTGATGCAGTAGGAGCATACAGCGAGGAGGTGTTTGCAAGCAGAGAGGAAGCATCCCAGCTTCCGTTATAAAGCCTTATTTTTGGAAGCAGTGTTCCACTAACATACTTTTTGAAATCTCCCGATGTGTCGAAATCACTAATTTTAGTGTTAAGGGGTCGGAGTATCTTTCTCTCGAAAGAGTTTGTGGTAATTTTAGTAAGGGCGTTTTGCTTAATAAAAAACTTTCCAAACCCCTTGGGGCCATCCAAAGCACTAAAGGAATTAGAATTAGATAATGAACTAATGTTGAGAGTGCTTCCAACATTTTTCATAGAAACTAAATGGCTGTTGATAACATCGTCGGTGAGCTTTACTTCAGATCCACTGACATCAATATCTTGGTTAAGATATACCTCAGGAATGACGATTTTTACCGCATCAACAAAATTTAGTTTTGAATACTTTTTAGCCATTTATATTCCGACAACATTAATAGTTAAGTTATTGAGTTGTACTACTTCATTAAAGTCCACAGTTATAGTGTCTGAAACATTATCTATTGTAGAGTATCTAATATCACTTAAATCAAAAATCTTTCTATTTAGATCTTGAGGTATGAAGGGCGTTCCAAAACCAAACCTATTGTAAGAGAAGTAATTTTCTATTACATTTGCAGCATCTCTCTTTACGCTGTCTTCTAAGTCTGATAAAGCAGAATCAATGTATATGGTGACAATTAAATCTAAAGTCCTGATCAGACCATCCACCACAACAACTTCGTCCGTAAGCATCTTTTTCTTCTCCAGAGCAGAGATGAGATTTGTTTTGTAATCAACCGTTGCCTTTTGTAATTGTCTAGTCGTCGCCTTCTGTAAAACAAAGACATCAATAATATTGGCTGAGGAGTATGCTTTTCTTGTAGAGGCTGTGCCTATTGCAGTTCCTCCTGTAGGGCTGCTGTACCTAGAAACAAAAGCCTCATAATCTCCTAAAGTTACTACACGGTCCTGTTGTTTGAAAACCAAGGGACCGTTTCGTTTGGCCTCCTCTACTGTCTCCGCATTTATACCTCCTGTAGCCACGCTAGTATTGGTAACAGTTCCTGCTCCTTCGCTGGTTGGAACTGGCGCATTAATTGTAGTCCCTAAAAGATTACCTCGTTCTCCCCCTCCAATGCGGTATAGAATTCTATACGATGAGGAGTTAGGAGGAGAAGCCCCTACGGTTCCGTCTCCAAATCTAACAGTACCGTTGTAAACATCGTCATATAGAACTTCAAAGATTTTGTCGCCTGGTCCTGAGGCTGAGAAAAGGTTATCAACCTGAGTATAGGTTCCCGACAATGATTGGTCCGCAGTCACGAACACCTGAACACTATTTTCAATAACAGGACCTTGAGCTAATTTAATAGTCTTAAATACCTCAGTAGTATCAAAAGTCCCTACTTCTTGAACTAGAGAGCCCTCTAAAAGAGCTAAGTTTGTCCAAGTAGTATTACCCTCTGAGTCAGATCGGTCTAGTAAAATATCTGTTGTGTTAGACTCTAGAGGGGCTACCTTTCCATTTGTGGTTTTATAAAGGGTATAGCTAACACTCCCTCCATCTAAAGGAGATGTGATAGTAAATAATCTATTCGCTGCCTCGATAGTTACATTAGCACCCGCTGCCGAATCTAGAACTAACTCAGCATTAGCCCCTGCCGAAGTAGGGCCTTTCAATCTAATCCCAATCAAGTTTAAAAGCTTAGTTACATTCCTTCGGTTCCTTGCAGTAGGTAAAAAGTTTTCATTGGCAAGTGCGTCCGCTTTAAAGGACATAACAGCACCCATGTATGCAACCAACTCAGTAAACATAACGCCAAAATCAGACTCCGTAAAATTTTGATAGTCTTCTGAGTAAACTGCCTTCATGTACTGAATCAAAGAATCTCGAATGGTTCCAAAGTCTGTGGCTGCATAATTGATTAGCGAATCTTTAGCTTCGTAATCAGGACCCTGCTTAATTAACTTTTGAAAATCAGAAGAAGCGGTGGTAAAAGGAATATTGGTAGGTAGATCGTAATCTCTTGTGCTCATAATGTAACAGAAATGTCAGTTTGGTCAGTGCTATCAGCGGTAGTGATAGACACCTGTAGTCGTATGCCAGGAAGTCCCATCCCTCGAATAGCCTCTCCCTCAGAAACAAAAATGCTTACTATCTCAACCTCTGGAATCCATTCGTTTAAAGCGTTAATTACTTCATTTTTTATGTTTACAGCAAGCTCTTCGGACAGAGGCTCAAATAAAAATTGTTCAAAGTTAACACCGAAGTTAGGCAGCATTAACCTCTCTCCATCTCCCGTGTTGAGGAGTTGGAGGACTTGCCCTTTGGTGGCATCTAAACCTTGGGTTTTGTCGAAAATTCCCTTCGCAGGATTCGCTTTGTCGTATAAAGGGAACTTTACACCGAATGAATTCCGCTGTGGTCTAGAGGAAATTATATCGTTTTTTGTTTGGGGGGATGGGCTTACCCCAAAGAGAGTTGTAGAAGTCGTGGTCATAATTTAATGTTCTTGAAAAAGCCCCTTTGAGCCCTATAATTAGTTAGAACCTCTCCATTAGATAGGGGTCTTGAGTAAAATTTCATACTTCCCACATGACCCTCTAAGCCACAAGTTAGTCCGTGCCTCGGACCCATAAATCCTCCTGCTAATGTAGTAGAATTAATAGGCAACCCCGTGGTCCAACCCCCTCCTACTATCCAAGGGGTAAAATAAGTATCATTACCTGGGCCATCCCCATAGTTATCATAAGCAGCTACTTGATTGACCGTGGCCGATGAGTAGTAGAAACTAGGATGCTCTCCTGTTTTAGGAGATATAAAGGTAGGTAACTTAGGCGATTGGTTAGGTTTACCCCCTAAAACATCTGATATTGCAGAAGATGTCAATCTGGTTCCGTCTAAGTATACCGTACACAAGTCTTGCCTAACATCAAAAGACACATGCAAATGAACAAATGCTGCTGATACCTCTCCCACGCCACTACCATCACCATTTAGAATATTTTCCTTAACGGTCATCTTGTAATACCCATCATTCACGCAATTGTTATTTTTAGGAATAAACTCCACGGTGCTGCTGTCCACGGACATGGTAGGAGCAATAAAGAAACACGCAGAAGCTAAGGTTGCTGACGAAGCTAACGATATGTTTTTTCCTGGGTCAGTGTTGGGGCCTGGAATAAGAGGGAAGTCAGAGTAAATGGATGGATCTCTAGTAAAACCCATTAATAAACCCCTAGTTGTCTCACTCCCCTTCACATCAACAAGAGAACTTACTGTTTCAATACCTAAAAAGCCTCCAGTGTTTTCGTTAGCTAATAGGATCTTGTAATAATTGTAATCAGCCCACTTCCCGTTTGCGTGTAGTAAAGGGTCCGTTGACTGTCCCTTCTCTTTAGCTAAACCATCCTGCCCATAATTAGGTATATGGAGCCAGCAATCAATGCTGCATCCCGCAGGTTGATAAAATAGATTTTGGAACTCAGGGATGGAGGGAAGCCTAACAAACCCTTGGGGAGCGGCAAGGTCATAAGTTCTTGTCAGGTTAGCTACCCCTCCTAAGTATGGTATCCCTAATCCTGAAGTAAAAAGGGAGCGAGCCGTTCCAACCAACTGAGCATTACCATACTCATTTTTAGTAGCAGTATTTCTAGTAGGGAACAGCTTAGAACTAGGTTTAGTAGCGTCTGCTTTTAAGAAGTTGTAAATAGCAAACAAGCCATCCGTAGCTATGGAATCAGTTAAAGATAACGCAGGAGCAGTCGTTGAACTCACAGACGGGTTAAATACAATAGACCCTACACCTACAGGAGGGACAATGACTGGACTAGCGAAGGTTTTAGCGGTGGCTCCCACATTCCTAACAAACTTGGGTTGTATTGGAAGCACCACATCCTCAACATCTCCAGCTTCAAACATCAAGCTTGTCTGATCTTCTACTGCAATATCTAAGTTGATTGAACTCAAGAAGGAGAAATCATTAATAGGCACATCACCAGGAGCAAAGGACTCATCTGATCCGAATAAATCAGGAGCTTTCACAGCGACTTCGATTTGCTTCTTTCTCTTGTTAATCTTTCTATTGAATGAATCATTGATTGCGTAAATGTTTTGCTTATAGTTGTAAACCATAGCAGAGTCGGTAGGGTAGCCCGAAGCAATCAACTCAGTTACATGAGTTGAAGCATCATACATCATGCGATCTTTCTGTCCTTGGAACATCTCGATAAGAGTGTCAGCCTGATAATGCTGCTCCATGTTCCTAGAATCATCAATATGCTCTAAATCAAAAATAGTATTCACATACTGATTAACAGCATCTAAGGATACTAAAGTTCCTTTTCCTCCTAAGTTAGGTGCGTGATCCATACGCCACTTATCACTACCAACGACGAAGCCTATGTCGGATGCTGCGGGTAAAGGCTTGCCATTGTATGTTCTTGTTTGTGAGTCGTAATATAAACCATCCTCAGAAAGAACAAACAGTCCCTGCTCCGAAACAGGGGGACCAAAAACCAACCTAAAGATTGGGCCTTCGTCCTCAGCGGTTACCTCGGCTGATTGTCGCTCATCTA